GTTTAATTAAATAATATCGTTAAAAGCTAAAAAATACAGCTTTGACAATAACCTTTAAATCGTTTTTATAATTTCTTAGGTCTTTATTAAATATTCTTGGCATATACCACATTTTGCCTTGATCACAATATACAGTTACATATACAGAATCAAATGTATACTCCCAACATGGATGTTGATCGTCGTTATCTTCTGTTTTCCATTTTCCTAAGCTTTCAGCGGGTATTAGTTGGTTTTTTTCTAATTTAAAGTTATCTTTTGACAGAGTTGTTTCTCCAGTATACTTGATATATACTTTTACCAAATCTGGTATTTTGTTTTGCCCGTGTTTAAACTCGAATTTAGAATTAGAACCAACAGTGAGTTCTTCCGTATAGACCTTAATTCCCAACAAATCGCCCCAGTCTTTATCAGACGGGAAAACGATATTATTTAAGTTATCATTCAGGTAAAAATTGCCTTTGAATGTTGAATCTTTATTATTTATAAACGCTGCGCCATATTCATCTACCGCAAAAGTGGCTTCTTTAGCATTGTCCCATTTTTCTCTACCAATCCAAAGTCTTGAATCTTGTATACTTAATACCTCGTCGTCTAAATTATGATTTTGCTGATATTTATTTGAATCTTCAACGATAGGGGCGTTTGATTTTGTTAAGAGCTTAATTGTGGGGTCAAAATTCCACAATAAATTTCTAGAACGGAATAATCCAGCAAACGTATATCCTTCTTCTGGATAATCAATATCATAACTATTAGCAGCCTCAAGATCGGATTTTTCAAAATTCTTGTCTAGATAAATTTTCAATGATGCACCAAGATTTAAAACATCATCGTTTGCGGCTTCAAATCCATTGCCTTTGAAAACGGCGTTTGATGCATCTATTTCGCCCCTAAAAGTTCCATATGCATTGATTCTTATATTATTAAATTCAGCATATCCATCACTTCTTATTATAAATCCCTGCGCATCATCAATTTCTGGGTTAAATTTTCTATAATTAGATGAGCGGATTTCTGAAGTGAGCGGTTTCCAAAGATTTATTAGCCTTTCAACCGCAAAAGCTGCTCCATAGGTAAATTCCGTATCTTCTTTTCTGTAAAGTAAATTAACTGGATTATATAGTGTATAATTTTCAGACGTGATATAAAGAGAATCTTCGCCTATATATTGATAAGCCTCTTGTCCATTTATAGTATCTATTTCCGAAGACTCAAAGAAAGAATTTGTTGCCCAAACTATTTGGCTAGTTTTTATTTCAACAGAAGAAGACGGATTATTCTCTAAGAATTTTACCACGTCTATATCCCAATCGATATCCATATCGGTTCTAACAATGTCATCAGGAGAAACAGTGGTTAAGACCAAGAGTCCCGCCTCAAGATATCCCGCGCTTATCTTATCAGCTTCAAGGCTCTTGATAAAAGCGTTATTCATATAGACCTTATTTTCTCTCGTATCTATATAAAACACCGCTTCTTGTTCGTCGCTATTTGGGTTTATTACCAAGAATCTATCGGCAGCTACAACAAATTCTGAACCATCTGCTAGACTCCAAAGCCCTCGCCCATCCGACGTTCCATATTTAGGGTCTAAATCAGCGCCTTTAATAGTATATTTATACCCTTCAATATCTTGACGAATATAGAGGCTTCCTCCGTTGATTTGTCTAAAACCGTCACCCGGATTGCTAGAATATAAAGCGGTAACAGCGCTAAAATCTGTAATATACCAAGTTTCAACAGTATAATCATCCGCGCCCATTACACCGTCTTTTGTAACTGTTTTATAGGCTATATTTCTTGCTACAGATACTTCTGAATCATATATGTTTTCAGAATATACATAATATTCAATATCGGAGTAAAACCCTTCTGTTGGGGCAGCAGCCAATATTTGTTCATCTGTCGGACTTCCGATAAGCCTTCCTAAATAATCAATATCAAGATAGCGTTTGTAAAGTAATTTTTTATTTGATGAAATTTGATAATTTGATAATCCAAATCCGGCAATATAAGTCGTTCCCGCATCAGTTACTTGAATTTTAACCGCATATTCTCCACCTAAAAGCCCATCAGCTTCATTTCTAAGTTTTATTTCTTCACTAAGAGCAACACTATTTACCTCTAATTCTGTATCTTTAATTAAAGACCAATAGCAAGCCGTTTTATCGGCTGCATCCCACGCCGCTTGAGTAGAAAAATTTCCGATCCATTTATATGAACGGACTAAATTTGTTCCAGCCGTTCCATCTATATATTTTGGAGAAGTGGTGTCTACCCAAATATCTCCGTTTTCTAAATAGTGTGTTACAAGACCCGGAATCCAAGATTTTAATATAGAATCATATATTATTCCCGTATATAATTGTGGGTTTGTTGGTCCTATAATTTTGTCATTATAGCTTTCAGCTTCTACTTCTGTTTTATTATAATCGTCTATTATAACTTGATTAGGAACAGTTGTTAAGACTGACTTAGCAGCCCACCCATTAAATTCAGAAGAAGAATATTTTGTATAAGACTCTCTTATCGGCTCTCTAATAATTAAACCGTTAGCCTTCGACAATTCTACCGCTTTTTGATAGTCATAACGAATAGAAAAATCGTTTGCTACGGTGAATCCACTTAAAATATTTAAACGATAATTAACAGAGTTATAAATCGTTTCGTCAGCTGAAATTAAATCTATTTCCCTTCTCAAAGTATCTATTAACATACTCTGATTTATAGAACCCGGATCAACAAAATAATTTGTATACAGACTTTCTTTTGATGTTGTATATATAGCCGAGCGATTAAGACCCAATAATTCTAAGTCTGAAGCGTTAATTGCATCAACAGACACGTTTCCACCAACTGCAAATTGGTCGAACGGAATGATAATAAATTGAAATGCATTTTTTAAAGACGCATCTTCATCTTCTGCGTTATTTGCTCTTACATTACCCGGCAACGAGAATGGAGAGGCATATATTTCATTTTGAAAAATAATTGCCGATTTAGGATTATCCTCTATAAGCTTTTGTAATCCACTGACAATATTTGCTTCTGTTACCCACTCTTTAAACAGATTTTGTAAATTATTATCTACATCTGATGGGGTTATGATTAATAACGATGCAACATAATCCCTATCAGAATAAACGGAAGAATACTTTAAATTAAATCCAAGCTTATCATAAGAAAATATTAAATCTTCTGCATTTGGGGCGCTTGGTGGTTCATTTTTTACCTCCAACGATTCTGATAACCCACGCTCTCCATCGCTATTTTGGAAAGCGACATTAATAATAAAATCTCTTCTTAGTCCATCATTCTTGTTGTTTGTAAAGGTATACGTCCATTCATTTATTGTCGAATAATATTCATTTATGTATTGATCTGCGTCTGGATATCTTGGGTCGTATACTCTTATGGCGTAGTTTTGTTTTGACGCTTCTTGCAGAACCGTATCCGCGCCATTTTCTTCTGTCTCTCCGGCTTCCGGAGTCACATTTGAATTGGCTTCCGTCCAAGCAAAAATCGCATCTGCGCCATAAAATATTCTAGCCTTTTCTTCGTCGTAATCTTGTGGCGACGTTGCATCTAAAATGTTATTTACTAAATATAGACCTCTTACAGAGGGAATTTCATCAATCGTTTGTTCTCCGATATAGATTGATCTTAATGCTGATTCGCTTTCTTGACTACCATATTTATAGACAGCTACAGCTTTTACAGAGTAAGTTACGCCATATTGAGTAAAATCAAACGAGCACCTGAAATTTTGACCGATATCTGATACGCTTATACTCTTCCAGAACAAACCGTCAATATAGATATGGCATTTAAATCCAGCCACATTTGGAAAGGCTGAGAGATTTTGAGCATTTGACATTGTCCATGACACGTCTATTAAGTCTATATATTCATAAGAATCCGTTGAAGATATATATCGTCTTCTTCTCGATAGTTCTGTTATAACAGGAGCAACTAGCCTATTTAGATTTGGAAGGTTAGATGTTGGAGCAGAGGGAAGATATGTGATTTTTTGACCATCAATTTCATATTTTTCTGGATTATATGGAGAAGATGTTATTAAAAATTCAGCGCCATTATTAGCCTCCGTTATTCCAAGAACTTTGAATTTCGCCGAAGATAGCTCTGGCGAACTGTAAATCCAAATCATTCCCAAACAGAATTGATATCCAAATAAATTTTCTTCTGTTTCTAGTAAGTTATACGAGCTTGTAAGAGGGAAAATAATTTTTTGAAGTTTTTTTACTTCACCTTCGCTGCTAAATCCATTCGCCGTATACCAACTATCAATTAAATTATAGGTATATATTTGAGAAGCCCTGTTAACATATCCCGGATTGCTTCCTTCAAAATTTCTAGCGACAGTAAATTGGAAATTTGGCGTATATTCGCTTGTCAAATCTTTTTTTATTTCAATTGGTCTATCTAAATATATTACGATTTCCCCGCCAACGTTTGGAACTGCGTTTGTTCTATCAACAGATACAATTCTTCCTCCGCGTTTTAATCCAGCCCTGTCATTGTCTAAAATGTCTACAACCTCGCCAAGCCTTACGGAGTGTCCCTCAAGACCCACGGAAAACATGCATACTTCAGTTTCGTTCTTATTCGTCCAAAGTAACCATTCGCCGTATCTTCTGGCTTGAGAACGAGATGTGCATCCAAACGCGTCTAACTCATATTCTATTATTCCAAATTGCAGAATGCCTTCCGCGTCTTCAACATATTCTAGTTTTCTTCTTGCGTTGTCCTCTACATCTATCCAATAAATTTTTACCACAGTATATCTTGAGGTTAACGAAGACCCCATGTATTCAAATTTTCCGTCTACGACATTGGCGTTCGTAAATTGATGCAATGACGGTTGATCTGAATCTATATAAGCGTCTTGAACAACGTGGATTCCGCCCAATCCATAGTATAATAAAGAACGAAAACAGGATGTAAAATCTTTTAATAAATCATAAGCATCTTTTCTGGTTTGTATATAGGCATTGCAAGTAAAAAGAGGCTCTTTTATATCATAATAATAATCAGAACTATTACTTGTTGTGGTTAAACTAGATACGCCAGAGAGATATCTTCCGGTTACTGTTTGATCACAATATTGAGAAATTTGATATAATTCCCATTTAACAAAATTTCTTTGGTCTTCTTGTACCTTATCTCCAAGACCATATCTTTCATTTGTTATTAAATCCCAGAAAATCCACGCGGGATTATCTGTCCAAACCTCTTCATCTTTAAATGTTCCATCCCAATCTCCGCTATAAATAGCAGCGGTTTTAAGCTCCCCATCGTTATCTCCGTTATCTCTATAATATTCTGTCGGAGTATAATTACTAGGAATCTTTACCTTTTTTAACATTAGGTCGTAAGCCCTGCTTGGAATAGATTCAAAATACCTAGAATCAGCTATAACGGCAGCCAATGCATTGTTTTGATATTTTAATTTATCATCAGATACAACCGTAACGCCATTAAACCAAGTTTGGTTAACCAAAGAAGATGTTGTAGAGTCCTCTGTGGTTCTAAATACCGTTACTTGCCAACCTAAGTTTGTGACATAGTCATCTGGTATATTTATCTCTATTGCTCTTATATATTCAGATGTATTTTTGCCAGCAATTGTGATATCTTTTGTTACGGTATAATAATTATCTTGAGAAAGTGATTTTATTAAGATCTGTATGCTAACTGAAGATTTTTTTGTATCGCCCTTATCTGTTTGACGATATAAAGATGGAATCGCAATATTTACGATTAATCTATTTGCATAAATTCCAACGCCAGCTTCAACAGTAACACCATCCTCTAAATCATGCGTTACCTCCGTATTTTTTGGATATTCTACGCTTGTATTGAATGTCTCTCCAAAATAGTTTAAAGATTCTTGCCAAAAATTTTGATCTTGAGAGCCATTGAGTATTATGCCCGAAACGCCTCCATAATTATAGGTTCCATCGCCATTCTGGATTTCTATACTATCAAGATAAATGTCCAATAAAGGATTGTCCTTGTGGAATGGACCCTCTATTTCGCCCTCACAAATTAAATCTAATATTTGACCAACAGCATAAGATACAAGAGTGTTTTCGTCCTCTTTTGGAGTATGCGATCCCCCCTCTCCGCAAATCCTATTTAGTGTTTCGAAATTAGATTGAAAATTCATATTGATATGCTAATAAATAAACGATTTTTTATTTAAAATAATTAAGATGGTTTAGAAAGTTTATACACTTTTCCTTGCGTGTAAGACGTAACATATAGAAATCCATTGTCTGCTTCTACGACGGACCTACAAACGCCAAGACTTGATGCTACAGTTGTTACGTCAGATCCATCTGTTTTAATGCGTTTTAGTGTTCCATCCACTGCGTCGGTAAGGTATAAATTCCCATCACTCGCTTTAATCAAACACTCTGGAGACGAAAGACCTGACGCAATTGTTGTAGACTCAGTCGTATCAAAATTATATTTAATAACACTTCCAGAAGCAAAGGCAACATATACCACCCCAGAAGAGGCATATGCAATGCCCTTCGCGACCCCAGAAAACTGTTGCGATACAGAAGTCGAACCAATAGATGTTGGATATCTATAAATCCGTCCATTGGATGTAGATATATATAAATATCCGTCTTCTCCAATTACCATAAATGAAGGTCCGTCTAAAGACAATGATAGCGTGCCGATTGAGCCAGTCGTATCCCGAGAGATCTTATAAAGCGTATCTCCACTATTAGATAGCCAATATAAATAACCAGTTGAGTATAAAGAAGATCCATCTTTAATAAGATAAGTAGGATATTCTGACGAAGAAAACATTGAGGTTTTATCCGCGTTTGATTTGTCTATCCTAAACATGTTTCCAACGTTATTGTGCGTATATAAATGCCCATCTAATCCGTCAACTATAGTTCTCAACCCATATGTAGAAGCAAATGACACATATACAGATATAGCACCAGAGGATTTATCTAATTTGTATATAGCTCCAGCAGAATCCGATGTTACGTACATATATCCATCGTTTCCATCACATATTCCCCAAGCTCCCGGTATTTCAGTTGAAACTACATTACTTGTGACACTGTTTTCAGATTCTAACTCGCTATATCTTATAGCTTGACTTATAACCAAAGAACCAACAAGCATTCTTCCATATCCAATTGGAACAGGTAATCCCTGTTTTGTCAAATTAGAGGTTCCATCCATTAAATAAGATGGATTTGTTTCAATCGTTTCCGCGTCCTTTGCTTGCATTAATTTTGATATACCATAAGTTACAAGAGAACTTATAATCGTCCAAATTATCATCCAAGCAAGATAGGTAAGTTCTCTGCCCTCTAATGCTGGCATTACATCAATAGTTTTTAAATCACTTCCTAGATTAATGCCAATATCTTTTTCGTCATTCACTAACTCTCCGTTTGCATATACAGTATAATCTATATTATTTTTCGTTTCTCTACCTATAAAATAATTAAATTTATTTTTAGTCAAGACATTAACGGCGTATAGAGCTTCAGCCACGGATTTTGCATCAATATTCCATTCGTCTTTTCCTAATTTTTCTGCGGCTGGACCATACAATTTAATTTTAACTAAATTTTTCATGTCTTAAAGCTTTATATATTTTATCTTTATTATGCGATAGGTATTTTACAGATGAAATTGTATCAAAATGCCCCAAAATTCTATCTCCGCCCAAATAGATAGTAATTGTATAATCGTAATATATACTTTTTTCTTTCAAAAGAACTATATCATTTCTTTTTAGGTCTTTAATGTCTATTTCCTTAAAACCCGTTTTGCTTATAATTTCTTCTATTGGCTTATTTATATTTCTATAAACGTCTGGTATATTTACATTTAATTCTTTATGATAATAATCTCGCGCTAAAGAAAAACAGTCTCTGACACCAAGCAAAAAGCTTCTATCTTTATATGGAAATTCTAAAGAAAACGGTTTATACCAATTAAAGATATTTTTTTTGATAGAGTATAATATAAGGGGAATTTTCCAAGACTCAGATGTGCTTATATCACAATCTGAAAAATCTTCACATTTCTGCGCATCAGTATCTTCCATTACGTGAGAATGATATATTGCATAAACTTTTTTAGTTTTATTTATTAATAAAAATTTATTTGAATCCATCTCGAACCTATTCATGGAAAATCTTGCAAGATTTTTGAAGGGAACGGTTTCAAAAATCGGCATAGAATGTTTAAAATCCTTAATAGTAACTAATCCGCAACACTCAGCGACAGGAGTCATATTAGATTCTTCTATTATTTTTCGTTCAATTTCTTTTAAATAATCCATTAGCGGTTATTCTCCTGAGCCATTTCATTATATTTAGATGTGGCAGGAAACCCACCGAAAGGAAGAGCGACTTTATCACCCCATCTTTTTTTGCAATCTTTCATTTTTTTTAAACACGTATCTGGAACCCAATATGTCCTATCAAATATACTTATGTTTGCCGGTGATCCACCAGAGTTTATACAAACAAAAACTATTTTTTTTCCTTTAAAAGTCACGTCAACATAATCTTTATAGTCGTATACAAAACCGTATTGCCACTCGCCTCGATAAGCGATTGGAGGATCTCCAACCCACGAATCAAACCCATAAGTATCGTCCGTTTTGCTTACGGCTTTTTCTGTTTCAAAATAAACACCGTTTTGATCGGTTACTGGGACATCTGCGTATCCACAATTTTCACTTCTGTAAATCCAAGTGCAATAATCTCCTATAACCTGTCTTCTCGGCAGTTTAACTCCTTCCAGCTCTAACGAGGACATTAGTTCAAATTCAATCTGTTCTTTATTTTCTTTGTTCTTTTTATTAATGAAAAATATTTCATCGCTATATCTTACCCGACGATTATTTAGGAATTTGGCGAGTGTTTTATGGCGAACCACCTTTGCACCGGTTAAATCACTTAATTCTATTAATAGAAAAGATATAAATTGCTTATAATTGCTAATTTTAAAAATGGGTCGAGGAAGTCCCTCTGTCTGTTGTTCTAGCCCTGTAAGCTCGAAAGGCAATGGATAAACATCAATTACACCAAGACCAGAAGGATCATTTAAAGAGCCCCATTTTATTATTGTGTCGCCATATATTTTATTATTATGAAAATAATAATAATCGGCGATAGAAGAATCTTCTGCAATTTTGTTATTAAATTTTAAATCGGTTAAGTCTAGTTGAATAATTTCTACAATAGAAGAGGCGTTTAGACTCTGTGACTCTTTTTGCAACTCTTTTGTATAAATACTTTCTGGAATATTTGCGTCGGACATATTATGCGTTTCCAGTGTATCCAAATGGAATACTAAGTTCTTCTAATTCGATAGAAATATTATGTATTTTATAAGAGACAAGCGTATCTTCCCAATTTTTGGCTATATATGCGCGTTTTATTGTATCATCGTAGGGAGGCAAGGAAGGAACATAAAAAGCATTCTGCAAATCTCCTCCGTCTTCGCAATTAGATTTAAAATCTAAAAAGTGAAGAATTGCATTTGCTTTATTTTCCTCAAGCCCATCGAATGTGACAGTAAAAGCAGAATCGACGGCATTAATTCCATTTTTTACCACCTGTTTATATCCGTCTCCAAATTGAGTTTCTGTATAATTTGGAGTGAAAGCAAATTTTGAATTATACTGAGGTGTCCATATAAAAGTTTCTGTCGAAGCCCAATATTCAGAATTTACATCGCTATCCCAATCCGATCCCCCTCCGGCTAAAAGAGCAGCCGTATTATTATTGACCAATGAATAAAAATATCTTACAAACGTTGCCACATAGTTCGAATACCCAGATTCAGTGGCGTAACTATATATTCTAGAATATCCTCCACTTACTACGTCCCATTGATCGTGCGGAGGATCATATGGGATAGCCTTCATTCTATTTGTTACAGAAAGATACATAATTAATAATATATTTTATATTAAGATTTTAAAGTCCCGCCCACCCTTTGTTGGGTAGAAATGACCTCCAAACACGTCGCTTTTATTTTTGAGGCTAAGTCCGACGAATTTATAAATGAATTATTGCTTGACGAAGCGGTTGACGAATTTGAATTGCTTTGAGTTGATGTTGTTGAACCACCCATTATATTAATATTGATATTTATATTGTTGCTTGAGGAAGATTTTGTATTAAGAGTATTAGCATCCGTGGCTAAAGATTTTTTACTGGAATTTTTGTTTGTTGAACCAACTTGCCCACCAGTAGCGAACGAATTATTAACGTTGTGGAAATAGTCTGCGCCAAGTCTATCCACAACCGGTTTTTTGATCACATATTCGCCTTTAGTTAACATGGTCGGGACTTTATCTACCCCGTTTAATCCCCAATTTATTTGACCTCCATTATCTAAGAATGGAGCAACTTTTCCTCCATTTACATAACCTTTAACTAATCCACCAAGAGTCTGTCTTCTAGCTGACGAATAGTATACCGACTGCTTAAAGCCCCAATAGTCTCCAAATTTATTTTGTTTAGCTGTGCTCATGTTAGACCATTCTTTAGACAGCTTATTATTATAATTCGAATTCCATTCTGAATATGAGACGTTATTTGATTTGAATTCTGATGTATTTAGCCCATAATCTTTGCCCCATTTCTTTAGCGTTTTTGAGTCTTGCCAATTGTCCCATTTTTTTTGTAAATATGGCTGCGCATAGTGTTGAGCCGCAGCCAAACCAACACTAGTGGCAATATTTATCCCCAGTGATTGTAATTCTTGATGTCTAGCTTCTCTTTCTGCTATTTTCTTTTTATGTTTAGCGAAAGCTTCCGATTCGTCAGACCAATATTCTTTCGCGGTAGGAGAACTACTACGCCAGAATTTCATACTCATATTACCGGGAAGATCAGATACTTTATATTTTCCATGCCCAAGCTTTCCCTGATAATCAAAAGATAAATCTTCGTTTGATCCAGAGAAACCAACACTTCCTCCGTTTGCATAATGATTTATTTTGTCTAAATTATTATAACCAATTAATTTTGATGCATTTTTATTTAATACTGTTTCCCCGTCCGTTAGTAAAGCGGGGATTTTATCTACGCCATTTCTTCCAAAAACCCTTCCTCCGGCTGCAAATCGTTTAACTCTCCCGTTTCCAATAAATCCTCCGTTTTTAGCCACTGTTGCGGCTTTTGTCAGGCTTTCAGAGGTAACGTCTCCAATAATACCAGCTCCCCCAACGTTTGTTGCAGACGCAGATTGAACAGCAAAAGAAAACGAAAGGAGTGCTCTTGTCGCAGAATCTAGAGAGCTATTAAACATGGTTATATTTGCGGTTCCAAGCTCTCCCACCATAGATGTCGAGTCTATTTTTGGGGCTTTATATTCATCGTTTAACCCTATTTTGCTCATTACACTAGATATAAGCATACCACGAGATTTTTCAGCTATTGCGTCAGAAATTCCAAGAGCCGAACCCAAAAGAGCATCAATCGGTTTTTCTCCATGCGTAATTTTGCTAAAGAACCCGTTAATTCCTCCACCAATACTTTCCACCATTGTTTTCCCAAGCCCAGCCATATCTTTAGACTCTTTTTCCATTTCAACAAAAGCCTCTTGCATTCCGGCGCGAATACTTTCATTTCTTTTTCTCTGCTCCTCTTCTGTTTTTATTACGTTTTCAAGGCTTTGCTCTTGCAACGAATTTTGCGTTTCCAATAAATCATTTTGGCTCTTATATATCTCTAAAACTTTATTAGCTTCTTGTGCTTGAGAAGATTCTCCCAGTCCTATATCATTGAGATTCTTAATTAGATTTTCTGACGCAGACACGAGTTCTTGATTGCTTTTTGCTCCCGTGACTCCTTGAGCAAATTGACTTTGTACTCTGCTATATTTTTGCTGATTTATATTTTCCGGCAAGACGTTCATTCCCGCCATAGATATGTTTGAAAATTCTCCACGATATTTTCCCAATAATTCATTCCTTGACGCTGAGACATTTTGTTCAAGTTGAGTACGACGATATTGGTTTTCGTATGCAGTTCTCTTGTTTTCTACTAAGTAAGGCGAAGCCGCTTCGTATTTTGTGCGAGAGATTTCAAGATTTGTGGCATTTATAATTTGAGATTTTTGAATTTCTGCTTCTGTTTCAGCCTGTAAGATAGAGAAAGCGTTCCCTAGTTTATATTTTGCGGCAGATAATCCTTTTGTCGCGTCTATATATTCTCTATCCGCATCAGATATTTTTTTCTCCCATTCTTGCCCATTCTTAAAGGTTTTAGTGGATTCTTCTATTGCGTCTTGCCAATCTCGATATGTCTGTTCGTTTATTTTTTGAGGATAGCGATCTGAAATATTCTCCATTATCTTTTCAGGAGCAAGATTTTTATCAAGCATACCTTTTAACGATACCTCGTCTATATTGGGCAATATTTCAGCAATCTTTTTAATTTTTTCGGATACATCTCCGGTTCCTTTTACAACGGATTGAATTTCTTTAAAAGATGTTTGCGTTAATCCGCCAACAGATTTTCTAATATTCTCCGTTATTTCTGTTGGAAGTTTTCCGCCCTCCAAACCTAATTTAATTTCTCTTTGGATCGCTTCTGTAATTTTTTGCGTCGGGTCTTGAATACCCAATGCAGAAGTTATAGCATTGGTATCTTTAAATGTCTCCAATGTAAAAGATTTCTTAGCTTGCTTCTGTGCTTCTTCTAAATTAGCACGGCTAGCAGACGTTTCCATTTGAGATAGTGTTTTTTCAGAATAGAATGGTGCGGCAGACTGAATTTCTCGCTGTTTTTTTGATTGATCTAATTGATTTCTGTATCCTTGAATATTAAATTTTACTCTTTGAGATGTAAGATATTTATTTATTTCTCTAGAAATTTCTTCTACTTTTTGGGCATCGTCTCTTCCGCTTTTTACAAGACCCTCTTGAGCTTTTGTATATGATTTTAAAGATTCTGAATATGCTTTAGCAAGAATAGACAATTCTTTAAGAGTCTTTCCCCCTAATTGATCTCTTGCCTCATCTTCTGTAAGACTCATTATTTCAGCAAGCCGTTTTCTTATTGATTCTATATTTTGAGTTTCTGACACCGGAGAATATCCAAAACGACCTTTTTTTCCGGTTTGATAATGAGACATTTGGTAATCATAAGGAGCCGCTGGAGCATATCCGCCAACGATAGATGGGCGAATTGGCTCAGATCTGTTAGGTTGTTTTTCTGTTCTGAAAATGAATCCCGCTAAAGCTTGCGATTCTTTTATTGCTTTATTGATTTCTTCTTGAGTTTTCCCCTCAAGTTTTTGTTGAGCTATAACAGCAAAGTTTCCAGCTAATTCAGTAGCCCCTTCTGGCTTAAATAATTTACTAAATTGTTCTGGATTCGCAGAATACGAGCCAAATATTTTAGATTTTCCATACTCGGTTTTTTCTTTTGTTGTCCTTTCTCTCATTCTTTCAATACTTTCTCCAAAAGAAAGCCCACCGCTTCTTAAGTCTTCAAAATCTTTTAAAAGTTTTGATGGAAGTCCGGCTATTACTCTCGCCTGCTCTTTCGAAACACTTTCTATTTTATTTGTATTTCCCTCCTCAATAGCTTGTCTTTTTTGAACTTCTAGACCAGATAGTTCCTCAAATGGTCTAATGTTTTCGTTTAAGCTATCCGTCGTCCTTTGTATAGCTTTTGCTGCTCGATCTGCCGCTGTTTCCATATTAGTTAAGGCTCCAATGACAGCCCCCAATACTCCTCCAGCCACCGCTCCCCACGGACCACCGATTGCTCCCACCATAGCTCCGGTTCCAGCTAATGACATAGCTCCAGATAAAACTTTTGAGCCTCCATATTGTTCAACAAATCCAGCTCCCATATTTAATCCTATAGGAACTCCAAAAGTAGCAAGCGAACTCATCGTTCCGTTTCCACCCCCCTTTAAGATCTTATTACGAGCTTTAACTCTAGATCTGCTATTTTTGTTACTATCTATCCTTTTTCCAGATTCATCTATTATATAGCCTTTTCGATCAAGACTCTCTGTTTCAAGTTCTCTTTGTGCTCTTATATTGGCTAGGTTGTTGTATTCTTTTCTTTGGGCAAAATATGAACCAGAAAATATTCCGCCAAGACTCATAGATGGTTTTTTTATCTGCGGTTCGACAATCTGAGTTGGAATGAGTCCGCCCATAGTTTGTCTGATTTTTTGCAAATAGACTTTACTTAATTCTTTGTCTTTGGAAATAGCAGATATGGTCATACCTCCGAAATCCTCTCTTAATATTCTTTCAGATACCGCTCTTTTAAGAATCGATCTTTCACCCTTTTCTAATGTTTTCCCTGACGATAATTTTTGACTTATTTCTTCTAATTTAAATTTTGTTTTTACATTCTTTGTTGTTTGTTCTATCTGCCTTGAAAAATTAGACAAAGATCCAATATTAGATTCAAGAATTCTTCTTGCTTCTTCTTGCCCGCCGCTTAAATCTTTTAGCCCCTTAGACGCCAAACTTAGCGCTTGAGAAAATGATTTTCCTTGCCTTAGATACATTTCAGAATTTTTGACAAATTGTTCTTCTTTCAATGGCGTTTCAGAAACCTGACGCAATCTTGATATTTGAGAGGTCTCAAACATATCATCGCGAATGTTTTTATACGGACTAGAAGAAACATCTCTCCTTAATTGGTTTATTCCAGACATACGATCTGCTGCTTTAAACCCGGTTAATCTTTTAATATCGGCATCGGTTAATTGCTCAATATTTCTTCCAGATATACTCTCTAAAGCAGTTGAAGGTAACAAATTTTTGTCTAAAGGCATTTGCGAAATAGCCCCAGAACTAGAACGGACAGCATACGTTTTAGGTCTTTTCCCGAGCATTTCGTTTCTAATGCTTAATGGCTGTTCTCCCGTTTGGAATAATTCACTACCACCAATAGAAGGACTTCCATATAGAACTCGTCTAATTTCTTCTAAACGCTTTTTACTTACGACATTTCCTAACGATTTATTTATAGATTCGTATCTTTTTCCATTCAGTTCGTATGTTCCTTCATTTCCTTCTTTTATTTCTCCGCCAAAAGCTATAGTAGCGCCAAGTTTACCAGTCTCAATAGCTTCTTGTGCACGATATACTTCTTTTCTTATTTTATTTTTCTCTGCTTTTGTTATATGCAGAGTCTTTAAAATATTTTCTAATTTTGGATCGAATCCTTCGTTTGGAAGAATTCCTTTTGCAAATTGTTTCTGAATTCCAAAATTTTTAAACATCTTATTAACGGGAATCGAATAACCAGAAATTCCCTTATCAATCAATGCCATTACAGTAGATTTCGTGTTCTTATCTGTAATATTTATTCCTTTATAGCCAAAGTTCCAATAATCTTTTAAATTTTGAGGATTTTTTGTGTCTAAATTGTTTAAGACATATTTATATAAATCTGGGTTTGCCTTTTTAAGCTCTTTTAGCGAATAAAGAAGCTCTTTTGGCATTGATTTTATAAATTTATATGCCCCAACATCATTTCCAGATCCACTAGCCATATTATCACCAACTTTTACCGCTCCGTTTGGCATACCATATGCATTCACCATATCTTTGTTAAATATAGCATCTGCCCCCGTGTTTCTATAATTTTTGACTAACCATTCTC